CATGAACCATATCAGTGATTTCTAATCTACGTTTTATAGATGCTGCTTGTTTTTGTAGCACCGCAACCAATTCCATGATACGATTATATTCCTGTTGCCCATGCATTCGAGCAACATTAACCATAATGTCTTTTTGTTTTTCAACCGGGATTAAATCAAATGCAGGCCCGCCTACTTCTGTAGGATAGGGTGTAACATTCTTATTAAAAAATGCAACAAGGCCATTGCCAACTTCGGAATCGTAGCTGTCTCGACCTTTTGCTAGATTAGATTTTTTAGTCACACTAATTTAGATAGTTGTACCAATGTTGCTGCTAGATTAATTTCTGGATCAGCACAGACAACGTGATCTACAAGACCTTTCTTAATTTGTAATATTGCCTTGTCTTGATTTGCTTCGTCTCCGAAGATTTCTAAATTATCATACAACCAACGATACACTTCTTCCATTTCCTCGGCACGTATTTTGCCACATAGCAGTTTACGTGCTTCTGTGATCTTGCCAGCTTTGAAAAGTTCAACCATATCAAACTTCCAGTCAGCTTCTCCTTGATCGCCTTTATTTGGCTGAGCAAGTGCGCCTTCATTGACGTTTTGTTGAACAAGATTAATACATTTACGAAGATCTGGATAAGTTACCTTTACATAGTTGTCTAACGTGTCGAGGTCAAACTCTACACCTTCATCAACAAGGATAGTGGCTACACGAGCAGTAAACTCTGTGAGGTCAGTGCGTTCAACGTGGAAGCCTTGGCAACGCGAATGTAACGCAGGAATAATTCTATTAGGATAGTTGCAGGTAAGAATAAATCGAGCTGTTGCATGATATTCTTCCATAACACCACGAAGTGCTGCCTGTGCGTTAGGACTTAGGTAATCGGCCTCGTCTAGTAGCACGACCTTAAACGGACCAAACGGAATCATCTGAACAAAGTTTGTAATCTTGTCACGAACGTCGTCTACTGAGTTTGTGCGTGATGCGTTAATTTCTAATACATCATAGTCTTCAATTCCTAATTCGTGAACAAGGATTTTAGCAAGGGTAGTTTTACCAATGCCGGCACTGCCGCTTAACAGCAGATGTGGAATGCTTCGATCTTTAATCCAAGTTTGGACTTGTTTACGTTGATGATCATCTCTAAAAACATAACCGTCAATTTTTGCCGGACGATACTTCTCTACCCATAGTTCTTTCATTGCTTTAATCCTTTGTTAATTTCTGCGGCTATTACACGTTGACGTAGTTCGCTGGTTGAAAAGTTATGTTCACGCTTGTTGAAATAAAATTCAATACCTCGATCAGCACATTCCCAACGTCCTGTGAAATCTTCGTTTTCGTATTCCTGTCCTAGTATTCTAACATTAATAGGATAAGAAAGCAAGATGTTTACAAGATCTTGTTCGGTTTCGTAGACTAGTATTTCGTCAACATACTTGCAGGCTTTGAGCTGTTCGTAGCGTTCAAATATACTTTGAACTGGTTTATTTTTAATGCCTGGACGATCAATTGTAGGATCTGTTTGTAGCCCTACAATCAAATGATCACATTGCGTCTTAGCTTCTTTGAGCATCATAATATGACCTGCGTGGAACAGGTCAAATGTTGAACAGGTGAAACCAGTTTTCATAAATTGTTATTCTTTTCTACTACCAAACAACTGTAACAGGTTAATAAACAAGTTAATAAAATCCATATACAATGTCAACGCACCGGTTACTTCAACAGCCGGATTAGACTCAACACTTACCATTTCTCTAATTTGTTGTGTGTCATAGGCAGTTAGTCCAAGGAAGATGATAATTGCTAATGCACTGATAACCATCTGCATCACAGTTGAGCCAATAAAAATATTGACAATGCTGGCAATGATGATAGCAATCAATCCTACAAACATAAACTTGCCAATACTATCTAAACTACGTTTAGTAAAATATCCGTAGACACTCATTACACTAAACAAGATTGCCGCACCCATAAATGCTGACACAATACTACCCATAGTGAATACGGCAAAGATTGTAGCAAAGCTCAAGCCCATTAATGCCGCAAATCCGTGTAGACAAAGCTGTGCTACACCTTTGCTAGGGTTATTACTCAACACCATACTAACACCAAAGATTGCTGCCAACGGAGCAAAGATTACAATCCATTTCAACACACCTGTGAAAAAGAATTGCAGTAGCTCTGGGCTAGTACCAACAAAGTAACTAACAAACATCGATACAATAACAGCAAGACTCATATGTCCATAGACACGACCCATTGCTTCGTTAACTTCACTTGCAGAACGGTAATTTACAACACCGTCACTCATATAATTTGAACCAAACATTTTATTCTCCTTTAATAAACGGTTTAAGATTGGGCGGCACCCAACCAGTTGGTTTAAGAACTTTACCATCTTCACGCTTGCGAACCTTGCCAGTTTCTTTATCGATTTTAGCAAAGTTAGTTGACATAACTTCTTTCCAAGCACCTTCGGCATCGAAGCCACCACTATGTATGGCACCGATAGTAACAACAAGGATATCAACAAGTGCGTCTAACTGCTCTATCTGATCATTATTATTAATGGCCAATGCTAGTTCTTCTGTTTCTTCACTGATCAATTTAAGATACATTTCGTATTGTGATTGATTAAAACCTTCAACGCTTTGGTCGCAGGCTCGCATAAATTTTTCTTGATCTCGAAACGGGTTAGTCATTGTTACTCCTTGTTCTTTAATATTTTAATAATACGCTTTTGTTCTAGATCTGTCAACCAGTCCTGTTCCAATTTACCAAAATCTGGAGAATCTTTTAGAACTTTGTCAACAACTTCTTTTATTAGATATAAATCTTTTTTGAGTTCGAAAGAAGTAAATCCGTCTGTGTGCGGACTGGAACATTCTCTGGAGAGGCGATAAAGTTGAGATACTATATCGCTAGTATCCCAACTCTTTTTATAGCTCATTATAAAAAATCGTCTGGACGAATAGTTGCAGTTGATCCGTGACTATATTCTTGTCCAATATAGAAGTCGGTTGGCTTTTCGTCGGTGACTGCTAGAATAGATGCAACTTCTACTTTTTGAACTTCTTTAATGCTTTCACCGTCGTCGATTTTAATCTTGCGAGTCCATCGACCGTGTTCGATAAGGATCCATTGCCCGACTTTTACTTCTAGGTCAACATTTTCTCCAACCTTATATACTTTGGCCCACCGAGGTTTGACACCGTGTGCCTTACCGTCATCGCTGCCGATAATAATACCACCTGCTGTCCGCTGTTCGCCTAAATCCATATCACAGATTAAAATATCCTTGGGTAATGGACGAACCTTCATTTGTCGTGCTTCGAATGATGTTGCCATTTAGTCTCACTTATCTGTTGAATTTTTTTGGTAAAAGTCTTGTAAAATCTGTTCTCTTGTTCGAATAATTTTGCCACCTTGGCCAAGTTCGTCACCTCGAGCATTTACACGAATGTTTCCTACAGCTGGAGTAGTTTCATTTTTCAATGCTAGCTTTTCCATATCAATCTCTTTACCTCTAACGCTGGTATATGTTTTACCCATTTTATATCTCCTTGAAGAATTCTTCTATTGGTAATTTGTATTTAATACTATCTATCTTATGTACCCCTATCAAATAGAGCACATAACTTGCTACAGAACTTCCACGTCCTACACCCCAAACTATGTTGTTTTCCCTTAACGTGTCTACAATATACTTCATAACGTGAAGAACATCATACATTTTGTGTTTAATAAACAATTCGAGTTCTTGACTGACACGTTCTCTTTGCTCGTCTGTCTCACATAAACCGTAGAGCATTTCTACAAGATTTGGACAATACTCATTTGGAATGAACCAATTTTTTGAGTCAATCTCTTTTGGGGGGATTGGGTAGGTTAAATGTTCTTTATGTAACTGAGCAATATATTGACTTAGATCGTCAGAAGTTTGACAATGGTCCAATATATCTGGACCGTGTCTAATTACACCTTCAATTAGTTGTTCTAATGTATTGTTAGTCGACATTAATCAATTGACCTAAATCATCATTTGCTTGTTTCAATTTCTGAGCGTTCCTCTTACTGAGTTCTTCTCTATATATTGTAATGAAAGTTGAGATTTGTGTCAAGAGATCTGGACTGCCTAACCGTGCGGCAGCGTAATATTTTTTGTTCAATTCGATCAGTTTTTTTTCAACTTCCTGATCGTTTAACGTAGATAAATCTCCGCTAAATGGATGTAACATTATTCAAATTGTCCTAGGTAGCGCATAAAGACAGTATCGCTGTTATATCGCCACATTTCTATCAAAACAGCTTTACCTGATGTTTCTATAGCATCTGCAGGAACTGTTAGCGGTTGGTTACCACTAACTTTAGATAACGGAAACCCAATAGTCATTAACTTAGTGCTGCCAGAAACTGAAAATGTAACAATTCTTTCAACTCCGTTACCGTATAATTCTAAAGTAACTTTTCCTTTGCCTTTTGTTCCGTCCTCGCCAGTTTCGGGATCGCCTGGAAAAGCAGAGAAAGTAATTGCAATATTACCATCAATTTTGTAAATTTGGTGATTACCTTGAGCAAATTCTATACCCAATGTAGTTGTAATAGGACCGTATTCACCAATACCGTCCCAGACGCCATCTCTAGTTCCTTCGAAAATAGCATTCTGAATTTTATGTAATTCAAAATCATTATCAACAGTTCTAACAGCGCCTGTGTCTTGGATAGAAGTAATTTCTTCTTTGGCCACACGTAGGCTAGTTTTGATTGTATCAAAATTGTCACGGAACACCTGGGTGTCATTGTCTTGCCCTGCTACAGGGAAGTTTTCGTTAATACTTAAATAATTTATTGCACTGGTCACGGTAATTTTTCTCCACGTTGCGGGAATGCAAGGTATTTATCCTCTATCTGCCCGTCTATAATATCTATTACATATCTGTCAGCTTCAAAATCAATTTTTTTAAAATCAAACGCTTTTGCTTTAATTCTAGCGATAATTGCTGCTGATTTTCCTGGTTTGCAGTAACATAACACTAAAGATTTTACATATCCTGTTTCATATGTAGCAGTATCCTGAATACTACGCATCCATAATGGTAAAAATTCTCTATCTCTTTCACCTACAGAGTTTAACCTATTTCTCATATTTTTTATAGAATTAGGAAATATTCGTTGATGATCGCTGTCGCTGACTAACGGAATATCACTGTCGATTTTAATAGAATCGTAACTGATTAATACCTTGCTGTTAATATTATCTGCTAATTCAATAGTATTTGAAATACTTGCACCATTCTTTTCATAGTCGTCAATGATGTCAACATAGATTACTTCGTAGATAGTTTCTTGTGTAGTAAAGTCTTTAGCCTTGGCCGTTTTTATTTCTCCAAATCTTAAACGCTTGTTGTAATGATTTCTGCTCATTGCTTGAACATATTTTACAGCTTCGACACTTTCTATGCCTGCATAGACCAGCATCTTTAGATCTGGCTGTATTCCAAAGTTATTATCACCATATCTGTAAATGTCCGCTGGCGAAAAAATAGTTGAATCAGTGATAAAATTATACCATTCTAATCTTTTTTCTTTAGTTTGAAACGCTTTTACATAAAGGTTAGCAAAAGTTTTTGTAGTGTCAGAAATAACAGTTACAGAAAATGTTTTGTCTAACACTGCAAAATTTACACTATCTCTTGCACGAATTGTAAATGTAAATTTCTTATCAAATGATGTTACGCCGCCGTCAAATGTTGATGTAGAAAAATTTCTCCATATCAATGAACTGTCTTCTTTAGAACTATTCCAACCTTCTTGATCTTCTTTCTCAAAAAATCTTGTTAGGCCAGCTCCGGCATTATCTGAAAATTGTTTTACTTTTCCTACAATATTACCGTTCGAAACAAATTCTAATCCCGGGGGTAAAGCACCATTTACAAATTCGTAGGTTACTCTACCTCCGTATAAAAGACTTTCGGCAAACACTGAAAGTGTGCTAGGTTGATTCGGCTTAATGCTCCCTAGATTATTATCGGTCACCCAATCGATAGCACTTTCAATTTCTCCCACAACATCTACTGTGAATGTTTTTTCTGCGGAACTAACTCCAGCTTCCCAATATGTTGGATAGCTAGTAGGAGTTCTAGATCTATGTGCAATTAAACAGACGTATAAAATTTCTCCGAACGTTACAGCATCATTTACTTCATATGTTGTATATGAATTCCATGATCCTTTAAGGGTGTAATTATTATATGATACTATTGCTGGAAAATTTACAGCCAGCATCGAAAATGCATATGTTTTTTTAACTCTTGCTTGGTAAGGAACTTTGCCAGCGATTTCTCCAGTCATCGAATCTAACTCCATGCCTGGAGGAATTTCACTGACTGTGCCATCTGGATTTGTTGGTAAAAGGAAGTATGTAATTGTTCCTGCTAATGTAGGAGGATCGTAAACATCTAGGAATATAGTTACATAGTTATTAGCTCTAAATCTTCCTAGATTGCTTTCAGTAATCCAAATAGGTTTACGATTACTTGACGAGTCTGCTCTAAATAAATTTGTGTCTACTTGAACAATAGAGTTGTCAGCTTTTAAAAACTCTTCAGTGACTACATAAATTTTAAAAATTCTAGTGACTGCGTTAGCACCATCTGTTACTGCCAGTGCAAATGTATATATTCTGCTCAATCTTCTTGGAACACGACTGGGCTCGTTGTAATCGTAGGTAACATTATCATAGTAATAGCTGTCGAATCCATTTGACTTTGCTTCGGCAGAGTCTAACGGCATCGTGTCATATGAACCTATTCCGTAGGCTCCGGAAGGATTACCTGTATATTCTAAAGCAAATATAGGATCAGTAAATCCAGAAATTACTCCATCTTTACTCAATGACAGACCGGGTGGCAAAACACCGCCTGATGGCAACAAATAATATTCTAAGTTATCACCTGAAATTAAATCAGTGTCTGTGGCTTCTAGTTGAAAATTTACATAGGCGTTGTCGAGAACAAAATAAGAGTCGCCATCACCTACATTTAAAAACCCTTCTCGAGTAATCCATTCCGGTAAGTCGTCGCCGTCTACAGAAATACTAAATGTTCTATCTTCAATGTCATTGCCATCGTCTGCTCTAATTACAAATCTACTTTCTGTAAATTTTCTTACTTCTGTAGGACTTCCTAAAATTCTATTACCCGAAAGTCTTAGACCTCTAGGTAGATTTCCAGCAATTAGAGAATAGTTTACATTTCCTACGTTTGAAGTAGCCTGGATGGTTATATCCTGAATGACACGCTCAGTAATAATACCTAAACTGCCGCCCGGAGTATTCCAAGTAATGGCCATTTATAAATCCTTAAATTATAGTTCCGCAATCGAGAGCAAATCTGCTAGGTTCTACAATAGTACCAAAATCAATGTTTGCTGATGCTAGAGCAAGCTGTATAGAATTTTCAAACTGTCCTGTTATTGGTCCAAAATCTACATAAGTTAGAATTTGCGTAACTGGAAGAATTGTGTTAACTGTTACAACACTACCAAAGGCTGTTACGTCGACGTCTTTGCCTCCCTGAATAGTAATTTGTTCATAGGTGCTGGCTTCAACGCTACCGGCATTTGTGTCAATTCTTACAAAAGCATCAGGAGCAGTGCTGTTGAGTAAAATCGATGTGTCAGTTTCAACAAGACTCATTTTAGTCCCAGAAACTAGCGATCTAAATTCTAAGTTGTTATTAACTTTTTGTTTAAAAACATTTGAACCTGTAATTCCTACATTAGATCCTGTTATAGTTAATGTAGAATTTAGATCGCTAAAGTTAGCATTAACTTTTTGAAACGCAGTTCGTAGGTCGTCACCTAGCCCGTCATTTACTACATTACCTATATTGATTGTTTGAATTGCCATATGTGCGCTCTCTTTAGTATATTTACCGTTTTAGTTAAGGTGCTATGTACCAGCCAAATGTTGCGTCGTTACCAGCACGAATTGTTAAATCATTAACATTCAAACTTAGTTGGCGGCATGCTTGCCCATAATAAGTTATAGCCGCGTTATCCGTTACTGTAACAGTCGTAGGCGTGCCGTCGTTGCTGACAACTCCTGTTGCTCCGGCAGGAATATCACCCGCTGTGGGATAGTCTGCTAATAGAACAATAAAACTACTGTTCCCTCCAGTAAGATATCCATTAATCCACTGACGTACTTCTAGAAAAGTGTTAGGTACCGGCGGAGGTGCCGCCGATGTCGACACCGTAGATCCAATAATGCCTGCTATAATACTCATATTATGGACCCTGCCATTCTGCTAAACCAGTGCCGGATATCATCCACTCGTTGGTACCTATTTTAACCAAGGTAGCCATAGCACCGCCATTTCCAGCGCCTAGTTCGTAGATCATGTTAGAACCAACTCCAGCACCGTGGATCACCATAGCACCAAGGTCTTCGGCACTGACAAACACACTGTACTCGCCTGGTTTAATCACCAACACTATGGTAGAACCAATGGGCATTGGTGCTGTGGCATGTGTTGGCACCATTATTGAATTACCTTGAATGCCGTCGATTAAGATATGACGACCACGATCACTGGCCTGTAAAGCATAAACCCCTTCACTGTATCCTGTTGGAGAGTTTTGCGGAATATCTTTTAAGAAACTCTCACCAGCACCGTTGACAATATCGCCTGGTATTGTCAAGCCGCCTTCATTGTCAAATACCCATGCACGATCAGCATTATCTGTTGTCTTGGTTTTCAGTGTAATGGCTCCGCCGCCTGTAGTTGCTCCACCAACACCTGCCTGTATTAAGATATCACCACCTGCTGTATCGTTAGTGCTATCTCCAGCATAGATATAAACGTTGCCACCGGATCTACCTAAAGTAACATCTTCCTGATTGTATCCACCGTCGCCTGCTTCTAGTGTTAGGTCAGCACCACTACCTGCTAAGTTACTGCCTGTTATATTAGCATTACCGCCTGTGCCGCTTCGAATATTAACAGCACCTCCACCGCCAGCATTGTATTCAGTGCCGGCTGAACCACCAGTGCCACCAAAAATATCTACAGAGCCTCCGTTGCCACCGCTGTCATCATAATCAGCATTGCCGCCGCTGCCAGCAGTGATATCTATGTCGCCGCCAGTGCTGTCTGATCTAACCTTGTCGCCTGCTTTGATAAGGATATCGTCGCCTGCTCTAAGATTGATGTCTCCAGTCCATTTGCTTTCAATATCAACGTTCCAGCCGCTACCAGAAATAAACTCCATACGATTATTATCATCTAAGATAGCCATACGGTTTTCAGCCACTGTAGATATCACAAGCTCAGTCACAGTGGTTGGATCTGTTGCTGGTACTTCTGTTACATATAAAGTAACTTGATCCATGCCAGCATCGACGTAATCATAAGTTAATGAAATATTCTCGTTGATGGTGATAGTTGTGGCCACAGACTGGGCCAGTCTTCGAATTAGGTATTCTCTAAGACCCGGAATAGGATTTACAAATACTATCTTACCCTGAGAAGATTCAGCAGTATATTCAGCCGAAACCCAGTCACCGTCATTCCAATTGTCATCGTGTGTTACACCTAATACTGTTTTAATTTTACTAGAACCTTCTGCCACTCGAATAATTCCATTGTTGGGCAATGTCAACGCACCATCTGGACTAAATTTCCACTCTTGAACGGGCGGAGTACCGTATATGTACACTCCAGTAGGAGCCGCACTGCCATAAGGAGGACTGATACTCCACTGTGCTAATGGCTCATACAGTGTTCCTGTGTTGATATAAATTGGTAGAACTGGATCGATCGCAGGAGCAAAGATTCCCCACTGACCATTCACAAACTGTATATAAGGATCAGTGACCATATCGCCGCTTGGCGATGTCCAAGTTGGCGGATCCATTGGAGCACGACCGTAAGTTGTGTTTATTGCACTAACATCAGCACCTGTGATAATTATAGTGGCAGGTTCTACGTCTGTTGGTTGTGTAGTTACTTGTATTCCACCATCAACTGTGGTACGCACATTGTGATCATCAGTGCCCAAGAAGATGCTGGTTTCTGACAAATCGCCTGTGGTCAAGTGTAGGTGATATGGACTAGCATACGCAGGTGCTTCGCCGTTGATCGTTAACGATTCAACACCCACATTGTCAGGATCGTAATTGTTGTTTTCAGGTGATACACGCACAGTAAATTCATAGTCATCGCTGTCTACTTGAATTGTAAAACTGCCACCGCCATTGCCATCTAATATCACTGTGCCAAAATCTGAATCGCCTACGCCAACACCATCTGGGTATAACCACCAGTAGAGTAATTGGTTAGCACGAGTTCCTGATATAATATCAACAGTAATGATATCGCTAACTACAGCACTAATGTCACTGAGACTCACGGTAATACCATTCTCACTACGGCTAAAACCAATGGTGCCGCCCTTGATTACTAACTTCTGACTGGACACATCTGGACTTGCTGGGGTAAGTTGAATAGTTGGATTGCTGGTAACAATGCCTTCTGAGATTGTGCCACCCTTGGGCAATGTTACAGTACCTGTTGATTCTAATATCAGTTCGTTAGTACCATTGACTAGTTTTTCATCAGCGCCACTTTCTCTGTATACAGTGCCTATTAAGAAAGTGCTACCGCTAGGGTCCATAGTTGCACCGTCAACAACAGTGATGTCACCGCTGAAGTCTGTATCAATTTTGCCAGCGTTGACTACTGTGAGGTCGCTGGCGTTGTCAAAGAATGTGCCGCTAAAGTTGGATGCAACAAAGTCCCATTCGCCCACAGAGAATGTGGTGCCGTCTGCACTGACCTGAGCAACTGAAGCAGATATAATAAAATTGTCAAAATCTCCGTACCCGCCACTTACTGCCACATAGTCATCTTTGACTGCTAGATTGCTGCCACCTATTTCAAACAATGCACCGGTAAAACTCCAACTTGATGAATTTTCCAACAAGCGTTGCCATAACACTGTGCCGTCTGTGCTGTACTTGGCCAACACCGAGTGAGTGTCTGCGTAAGGAGCACCGTTTTCGTTGGGATTCTCAATACCAGTAATGCCTGATAGATATAGGTTATCATCTGCCCCAACTACAATGCTAGTGCCAAATGTGTCACAATTGCCTGTTACTCGTCTGCTCCACTGTTTAACACCACTGCTGTTAAGTTTAAGGATGCTCAACGCAACTCCCGGCTCGTCAGTCTTGTCGTATTGCCCTGTTACGTAGATGTTGCCCGCACTGTCAATGTCGCAGTCTGCTCCCTGGCAGTCATATCCGTCGTCAAACTGTATGGCCTTCTGCCACTGTATATCTCCTAAACTGTTGTACTTGACCACCAACATACGGTCGTTTTCGTCAACATCTACAGTGTTTAAAGTCCAATTGCCATCTGCGCTAAAGTCCACTTCTGATTCTGATACTAGAATTCTGTAGGTTGTGGTCTGTTGAGTTCCTGAGAAACTATTAAATGTTGTAACAACACCGTTGTCGGCACTGACAACAGCGGTTAAATCATTAGCAGGGCTAGTACCGCCTAACTGTGTTCCAGAAATTACTACCACGTCTCCAGTAACATAGTTTGTGCCGCCGGCTGTGATATTAGCAGGATGTTCTGTGTAGGTGTTGCCAGAATCAAGGCTCAGGCTGAATATTAATCCAGAACCAGTTTGATAGTTGGTGCCTGCTACTGCATTATATGTATTTGGAGTTCCTGCACCGCCGCCGTAAAATCCTGCCGCCACGGTGTTAATTGAACCGCTAGAAACTTCTGTGACAGTAAGAATAATATCTGAGTTAAGATCTGCTCCACCAATGGCAGTATATGGAATTTTGATCTTGTGACCTACTAGATAGTTTGAGCCACCGTTGGCAATAGTCACAGGGTTAGTAATCGAACCGTCACCTGCGATTGTTACATTAAATGTAGCACCACTACCTTCTTGAACTGTGCTGGTCAACCCTGAATAACTGTTGATAAAACTTACATTTGCGTATTCTGGGATACCACTGCCTGCTACTTTCCAACTGGTGGTAAATTCAGCACTGTTTAAATCACTTCTATTGATGACTAGTACTTCTACACCGCTACCGGTCTGTGGGGTTACTGGGTATGAGTCTATGACATCAATATATTGAGTTGTGTAGCCTACTGTGACCACTTCACTGTTAGGGCCAACACCCATACCGTATGCACGTTCATAGCCTTGACCGTCAAATTTTCTACTCCAAATTACGGAACCGTTAGCACTGTTAACTGTAGTTGTTGCGATATAACTGTTAGATCCATCTTGATAATAACCAACCATAACAGGATTACCGTCGCTGTCTATATCTACAACTGGGCTTTGGCCATCTGTGCCGGTAACTTGATAAATCTTGCTCCACACTAAGTCGCCGTCTGCCAAGTCGATTTTAGTCAATATGGCATTGGAATCAAAAGATTCATTGTCAGGGATATCGCTGCCTGCTATGTAAATGAAGCCCTCATTACTGTCTACTGCCAAGCCCCATCCGTCTGTGCGGAAGTTTGCGGCAAATCTTTTTTGCCATAAGATAGTGCCTGTGGTGGCGATCTTGGCCACTGAGAAATAACTGCTGTCGCCGCCAAAAGGCGAATTAACGTCTTGTTCGTGATTGAACAAACAGATAAGATTACCTTCAACATCGTACTCTACACTCAGTGCGGCCGCAACCACATCCGCTGGAGCACCTTCAACAGATTCAAATGTCTGTACCCAAACATTAGCATCACTTGCGGTGCCAGTATAGGCTGTGGTCTGTATGCTGCCATCTGGGAATGTTATTGAACCGTTGGCGTTTAGTGTAAATTCTTGAGTGCCATTGATTAATTTATTTGCAGTAGTGGTACCATACGAATCAATATCGTTGATGTATCCGCCTTCTTCGCCTTGATCAACTGTGAGTGCATCTGTTTCAGTCCACGTTGCTCCACCGTCAGTTGAGATGAAGAATTCTTCATCATCGTTGCCCATATAGAATATACCGTTGCTGTAGTGTAGAGCATCGATGTACTGTCCGTGACTCCAAGTCAGCGTACCAGTGTTGGTATTAACTGGCCAATATGTGGTAGTATTCCACGGTGTGGTTAATGCTTGATTCGTGTACAACTCGTATGTGTAAGGAGAATCGTCGCCAACTTGCTTAATATAATATGTGCCATTATAACTTTGATTAGTAGTTCCTGGTTCTCCTTGTTGAGTAGTCACTCCCGTGATAACAATCTTTTCACCGTCGCTCTGACGGTTGCGAGTTCCAGACCATTCAATCTCTGTAGTTGTTCCTCGAATAATATCACTGATACTAGATGTGTAAGGTTTAGGAATCACTACAGTTGGATCTGCTGGCTCTGCTGGCCAGTACATGATCTGACCATCACCAGTGCCTACGACAATAGTTGATACACCGTTGTATTCGCCTACAACTATTTCCGATGGCTCTGGCTCATATCCTAGAGCCGCTTCAAACACAGGATCTAAATCTTCAACTGCAAAGAACTCAAACGATCCTACTCTAGGATCTTCGTTCGAGTTGAGCCTCCAATCTTCATCATCGTCAAATACATGCCATCCTCTAAGACCTTCAGCGGCTGTTTCTACCCAAACCACTTCCTCCCAATCGGATTCTGCCTGCTCAACATTGGTTGTAGCGTCTAGAGCGTCTGTGATGTTTTCAAGGAAGAATCCGCCCCAAGTACCACTGTCTGAGATGATAAAAAATCCTAGATCGTTTTCAGCGATGTCTACAAATCTAGCACTGCCGGTAAGGCTAACTTGTCCTATAAATTCTTCAGAGACATAAGAACGAGTCCAAGTAACGCCATCACTGCTGTGTAGTAATATCGGAAAGCTGTTGCCTTCGACAACATAGCCCACTGCTACATATTTTCCAATACTGCTGAAATATTTTACTTCATTATATTCTTCTTGTACATTTTCAGCGGGTGCTACTTCTGTTGGAGCGGAGTTATAAGCGGAGGCATACCATAGTGATTTGCCACCACCACTGCTTCTATCCGCAGTATAAACAATATTGGTAGGACCAACAGCCACTCGACCAATGTTATCCATTGTGCTGGTATATGGTGTCCAGTTCTCACCGTCTGTTGAACCGTAGACAGTACCATTGTTGTTTACAGCAACATATCTTTTCGATATATTGCCACTGCTTTGTCCGGTGTAGGCTGTGGTTTGTACTGTGCCGTCTGGGAATTTAATACTGCCAGCACCGTCTTCTGGTGCTGAAAACTCAAACTTTGAGCTGCCACCGCTAGTACTAATTGTAACAGGGGCACCGTTGTTGGATCCTAACGCAAGTTCGTCGTCGTCACTGCCGCCAGCAAAATTAATGTAGGTATCACTTTCTGACGATTTTAGTGTATTAGGATCACTATCTTCAGGATCACCGTTGAATATATTACCAAGACTGCCACCACCACCAACATTCTCAACAACGCCTGCTCTAAATTTAGGACGGAAAGGGATCTGTATCCAGTTGTCGGGGTTGAATGACACAAACGGAGTAGGCGTTAAAGTGGCCCACATATTGCCTGCTTCAGCACGAGTTTTGTCAGCGGCCAAAAACACACCTTCAGTTTCAACATTAATTTCTTCAATGTTACCATCGTCTAGTTCATCAACACTATACTCAGCAAATAGGTATGATCCACTTGGAGCAGTACCAGTTAAGGCCAAATATCGACTGTTGTCAATAACTGTAATAGCACCAGCATCACTGCCAAGGTCTTGATTGTTATCATTTCCAAATTCATCAACTTCTTCTACAGTATAGTTGACCGCTTGTGTAACTCCGGGAATAACGACACTGTCGCGACCTGCTTGTAAATTCACGCCGCCTAGTGTTAGGTCAGCACCTTGTATTGCAAATGGTTTGATTGTCATTTTATTGATTGCTCCTTAATCTGTTGTACCGATTTCTACAGAATGAATTGATACTATAATATTGTTATTGATATCTGCACCTGTTGCTACTACTTCAACAAGTCTTGTAGTTGCATTTCTCTGAACTTCAAACGTTGCTAATGGAAATGCACTAGTATGTACCACTCCGTACACTGTCATCTCTGGATCTCCGTAACCATTAGTTCCGTTGGCATATCCTCTTGAAGCAATTGTAGATTCACAGGTCTGCACATGCCAACCTGAACTATCACCAGTTACATTGCCTTCTACTTGTATAGTTAGCTTGATAGAAGAAGTCCAATCTTGATTAGCTGACCATACCACCGTTGCCGTTGCAGCCGGCGCTGATGCAGTTGTTGTTCTGATAAAACTATGTCGCTGTCTAATATTACCACTTTCGGGCAATGTTAGATCGCCGTCGGGATCAAACGTCCATGTGACCCGTTCGTCAGCACCTTGATTAGCAACTAGATTAACACTGCTGGAAACGGATAATAATGTTATTGGACAATTAATACCGGCTACTTCATCTCCTGCAATAGCAATGGATTCTCCTTGTGGTCCCGAAGGAAATGTCACTATACCAAACTCGCTTAATTCTAATGAATAATCTCCATTGACTAATCTATCAGTAGTTCCTGTGATTCCACTGCTGTTAAATAATTCTGTGAAATTTGCATTTACTTTTTGGAACGCAGCACGTAGGCTATCGCCTTTTTTATCATTAGCTGTGATGCCTACGTTGATTGTTTGTTTTGCCATTTATTGCTCCGTTATACCAATGCTGCTATTCTTGTTTGGAAATTTGCAAAGTCAGTGCTAGCCGCTACTACTGACTTTAATGTTGCTAATCTTATGTAACCAATAATGTTTCCATTTACAGTTAATTCGTTTTCCATTACAACATCGGTATTGAATATCACCGGAGCTTCAATTGTAATAGCGGAAGAGTCTGCACTATCGATAAAATTAGTTGCAATATTTCCGGAAAATTTATCAGTTGCTAGTGTATTAGTAGATGGATTGTAGGTTAACCCTACATCAGTTCTAACAGCTTCATTTCCTGTAGCAGTGTCAACAAACGTAATAAAATGTGTAGCATTAGTTGAGTTAGTTGCTGTTAGAGTAACTGTAGTTCCAACGGTTGCAGTATCAGCATTTCCAGTTAGATTTCCTGTTACATTACCTGATAACGTTGCGCTTAATGTTCCGTTAACGATAACTGAATTAGTTCCGTGACCGATAGTAACTGTTCCTGATGTGCTTCCACTAGGACCTGCACCGATCCAGACCGGAGCAGTTGCTGCACCTATAACACTAGCACCCCCTGTTCCGCCAATTACTACACCGTAGGCAGAACTCATTGTAATCGAGTTGCCGTGTGTATCAGTAGAACTAATTGGCCCCACAATTTGTGCGTTAGTTGCATCGACTAACAATGTTGTTGAATCATCTGCAAATACAGAACCAGTTATGTCTACGTTTTGATCAAGTGTAAATGTAACTCTGTCATTGGGTTCGTCTGTGGTTAAAATTAAACCATACCCTGCATTTAGAGTTAATGTATCTGCTGTATTGTCTGCTAGTAACGGAGTCTGACCAGTGGTTCCGGTTACAGCAACACTTCTAAATACAGCCAATGAACTTGCCGGAGAACTGTTTGTAACTTCTGCAATTTTCGTAGTCGGATCAACATAAACGTTAATACCAATACCTGCTGTCAGGCCTCTAATACCGTTATTGGTAATTGTTATGTCTCCAGTAGAACCGCTAACACCAATGCCTAATCCTGCAGCAATTGATAACACTCCAGAGTTTTCAATAGTAATACTTCCAGTGCT